AGCGGGCCATGCTCAGCTGACCAGGACAGGAGGCCGCGCACCCCGTGGCTCAGCGCCTGGAGCATCTGCCACGTTGGCACGTCCAGCTCGGCCGCCAGCTCCGCCGCGTATCGGGCGGGTGCCGCCAGCAGCACGTCCCGGATTTTCCGGGCCTCATCGAACAGCTGCCGGTCGGACTCCTCCACCAGCACCAGCTCCCCGCTGGCCAGCTGCTCGCGCAACCGGGCCAGCTGTGCCCGGCCCAGCGCGGCGTCGGCGCGGAGCTTGGCGACCTGGATGGGATCGACGGCCACGCTACTCTCGCAGGATGGCGGCCATGTCGGCTGCCACCCGCTCCACAAAGCTGGCGAGCGCCGCCGCTACGGCCGCCGGAGGCCTGTCCAGGGCCTCGCACAATTCGGCGGGCACAAACCGCGGGAAGGCCTCCAGGCCTGCCGCAAGCCGTGCCCGGCGCCGATCCTTCCCGGCGTCTACGGCAGCCCGGGGGCGCGCCTTGCGCCGCAGCTGCTGGAGCGTGCGGCCGGACTTCTGCACATCGCTGGCAAAGCTGACGAGGTGCGCCTGGAGCTGGCGGTTCTTGGTCCCCTCCAGGGCCTCAATGGTGGCCTTGCGGGACTGGTAGCCGGGCAGCCAGACGCGATCGACCTCATCGCTGTCCACGTCCCCGCTCGCAAGCCGGGGAATGTGCCCGTCCTTGATGGCCTGGAAAACGCTCTGGTTCGGGATGTCATGCAGGGCGGCATAAGCCGTGGGGGACATGACTGACATCGCTATCGCTCCACGCGAGCCACCACCCTGGCAGCCGGACGACGCCATGCTGGTGGCCTGGAATGAGGGCCTGCGGCCGGACCCTGAATTGACGGTGTCGCAGTGGGCCGACAAGTACCGCATCCTGTCCAGCCGGGCCGCCGCTGAGCCTGGAGCCTACCGCACATCGCGGACGCCGTATCTCAAGGCCATCATGGACGACCTGTCCGCCATTTCCCCGGTGCGGCAGGTGGTGGTCAAGAAGGCCGCCCAGGTGGGCTTCAGTGAAGCGGGCATGAACTGGCTAGGCTACATCATGGCCGAGGTGCCCGGCCCGACACTGCTGGTGCAGCCTACCGTCGAGACCGCGAAACGGTTCAGTAACCAGCGCATCCAGCCGCTGATCGAGGACTGCCCGACACTTTACGACAAGGTGGCGAGCCACAAGTCACGCGACGCCGCCAACACGATGACGGTCAAGGACTTCCGCGGCGGCACCCTCGTGGTGACCGGTGCGAACAGTGCCGTGGGCCTTCGTTCCATGCCGGTGCGGTTCCTCATGCTGGACGAGGTGGACGCATACCCGGCGGACCTGGAGGGGGAAGGGGACCCCGTGGCGCTGGCCGAGGCCCGCACCCGGACCTTCTCCTACCGGGCAAAAATGCTCATCGGCTCCACCCCGATCATGAAGGGGATGAGCCGCATATCGACCGCCTTCGCTGAGACTGACCAGCGGTATTACTTCGTTCCCTGCCCGTTCTGCAGGGTCACGCAACGCCTGGAGTTCGCCCGTCTGCGCTGGCAGCCGGGCCGCTGGCAGACGGTGGCGTACCACTGCATCGCGTGCGAGCAGCCGATCCGGGAGCACCACAAGACGGCCATGCTGGCGGCCGGCGAATGGCAGACCACGGCGCCCAGCAACGACCCGACCGTGCACGGCTACCACCTGTCCGCGCTGTACAGCCCGGTCGGATGGCTGGGCTGGGCCGACATCGCCAAGCTCTGGGAGCAGGCGGTGAACGACGTGGAGCTGCGGAAGACCTTCACGAACACCGTGCTCGGGGAGGAGTGGGAAGAAGAAGGGGACGCGGTGCCGGACTGGCAGCGGCTCTATGACCGTCGCGAAACCTGGGCGCACCGCATGGTCCCGCTGCGGGCCTTGTTCCTCGTGGCCGGCGCGGACGTGCAAGCGGACCGCATTGAGATCTCGGTATGGGGCTGGGGGCGCGGGCTGGAGTCCTGGCTCGTGGAGCACGTCGTGCTCTGGGGCGACCCCGGCCATGAGCCGGTATGGGCGGAGCTGACCAAGTTCCTGGGCCGCACCTGGGAACACGAAACGGGACGGCAGATGAGCCTCCAGCGGCTGGCCATCGACAGCGGTGGCTTCAGCCAACGCGTCTACGCCTGGGCGCGGCCGCAGGCCCGGTCCCAGGTGCTGGTCGTCCGCGGCGTGCCCAACTACGACCGCGTCACCCCGGTGGCCGGGCCGACCTGGATCGAGCTGAAGCAGTCCGGCCGCAAGCTGAAGCGCGGCGTGCAGCTGTGGACGGTCTCGGTCTCGACCTTCAAGCGGGAGGTCTACAAATGGCTGACCCTCAACCGGCCCACGGATGAGGAGCTGGCGGCCGGCACCAGCTACCCGCACGGCTACGTCCACCTGAGCACCGCGGCCACTGACGAGTGGACGAAGCAGCTGGTGGCCGAGCAGCTGGTGGTGGTGCGGACCAAGACAGGCGTGCCGGCGCGCATGGAGTGGCGGCCGCTCAGGGCGCGCAACGAGGCGCTGGACTGCCGCAACTATGCCCGGGCCGCGGTGTGGCTCGCGGGCGCCGACCGGTGGGGCGAGTCAGCATGGCGCCAGCTGGAGCAGCAGCTGGAGCTTGAACCACCTCCACCGCCGCCAGTGGCACCACCGCCACCGCCGGCTCTGCCTCCCCCGCTCAGTGCGTCGCGGGAGCAACCAGTACAGGCCGCAGCTGCGGCGCCGACCGTGAGCACGGGCGGCAACATCCGTTTCCGCCGGCTCGTCCGGCGTCGCGTCTTCATGGGCGGCTAAGCCCGAACCCTTCCGAGGAATTCAGTGATGGCACTCTCGGTCACCGTGGACACGCGGGAGCTGGATGCTGCGCTGAAGCAGCTCAAGCGACCCGCATTGGACAAGGCCGTGGCGCTCGCGTTGAGCGACACGCAGAAGAACACCCGCACCAAGGCCACCAGCACCATCGCGCGCCATATGGCCGTGCGCTCCGGTGCGGTGAAGCCGCGCATCCACACGCCGTTCGTCCGGATCGGCGACTGGACCGCCATCGTGCAGTCCAGCCGCAAGCCCATTGCGCTCATCGACTTCCCGTCCACGCGGCAGAACGCGCGTGGGGTCTATACGCGCGCATGGGGCAAGCCGCAGACCATCGCGCACGCCTTCATTGCCACCCTGAAATCCGGCCACCGCGGCGCGTTCATCCGGCAGAGCAACCACCGGCTGCCGATCAAGCAGCTGTGGGGCCCGACCGTGGCGGGGACGTTCGCCACCCCTGACGTGTCCAAGGTCATTGAGCAGACCATGCGGGAGCGGGTGCGGTTCAACCTCATCCGACGCATCCGCGCCCAGGTGCGCCGCCGGGGGGCCGCATGAGCGATCCGGTCCCCACCCCCCCGATCTACAGCCCGGTGGACTGCTCGCCCGAGGCCATTGAGGCCCGCAACCGGGCACTGGCGGAGCTGCTGGCGGCCTACCGCTCCGGCGTGTCGCAGGTGGTGGACCGCAACCGGTCCGTCACCTATCGCACGCAGAAGGACATGCTGGCCGCGCTGCGGGGCATGCGGGCCGAGGTCTACTACTGCACATACGGCGCGTGGCCGACCGGCCCGAAGCGGGTCTACTACATCCCGCAGGTCAAAGACCTATGAGCTGGTGGCGCCCCTTCCGGGCCTCCGGCTCCACTGGCGACGGCGGGGCGCTCATCAACCCGCACGTAGACCCCCGATTCGTGCCGGGCGCCCAGGGCACCGGGCTGGAGGCGGGCGCCTCGCGCCGGCGACTGGCCACGTGGCGGCCGGTCAGCGAGCACGTCAACGCACTGCTGCGGGCCTCCGGCGACACCGTCCTGGCGCGCGCTCGTTTCCTCGTGCGGAACAACGGCTACGCCAAGGCCGCCATGCGCAGCTGGGGTGCGGCCACCGTCGGCGCCGGGATCAAGCCGTCGCCACTGGTGGATGAGCCGACGCTGAAAGCCGGGATCACGCTGGCCTGGGCGGACTGGACGGATGAGGCCGACGCCGAGGGCGTGACGGACTTCTATGGACTGTGCCGGCGCGTTTCACGTGAAGCCTACCTCGCGGGCGAGGTGTTCGTCCGGTTCATCGTGCCGGACCCGGCGGACCAGCTGTCCGTCCCGCTCCAGCTCCAGGTCATCCCGGCCGAGCAGCTGCCTTACTGGCGCTCGGTGCATGCGCCGAACGGCAATGAGGTGCGGCTGGGCATTGAGTTCGATAGCCGCGGCCGCCGGGCGGCGTATTGGTTCTGGAAGCGTAACCCGTCCGACGTGCAGCTGGAGTTCGCCGCGGCCGTGGCGGCCACGGAGCTGGTGCGCGTGCCGGCCGAGGAGGTGCTGCACATATTCGACCCGGTGGAGGCCGGGCAGGTGCGCGGCCTGTCCAGCTTCGCCCAGGCCATCGTCAAGCTGTTCATGCTGGACGTGTACGATGACGCCGAGCTGGAGCGGAAGAAGCAGGCCGCCCGGTTCGCCACCTTCGTGACCAAGCCGCCGCTGGACCCGGAAACCGAGGAGGGCGAGCAGGCGCCGGACGATGTCGGCGCGGCCATCGGCTACTACGGCCCGGGCGCCACGGTGGAGCTGCGCGAGGGCGAGGACGTGAAGTTCTCGGACCCTGCCGACGTCGGCGGCGGCTACGAGCCTTTCCAGTACCGGACCCTTCTGCAGCTCTCCGCCGCGCTGGGCGTGCCCTATGCGGAGCTGTCCGCCGATCTGAACCGGACGACCTATGCCAGCTCGCGCGCCGGGCTGCTGGCGTTCAGGGCCGAGGTGGAGGCCTTTCAGCACGCGGTGCTGGTCTACCAGTTCCTGCGGCCGGTGTACCGGCGATGGCTGCCGCTGGCCGTCCTGGCCGGCGCGGTGCCCATGTCCGCGACGCAGTTCCTCGCGGACCGCACGGCCACCCTGCGGTTCAAGGCCATTGTTCCCCGGGCGCCATGGGTTGACCCGCTGAAGGACCGGCAGGCGGCCGCGCTGGCGGTGGCCAACGGCTACATCAGCCGCGACGACGTGATTGAGGCCGAGGGCTACGACCCCGAGGAAACCGACATCCGGATCAAGGCCTCGCAGGAGCGGGCCGAGGCCTTGGGGCTGACGTTCACGCCGACCACCACGGTGCCTCCCGTGCCCGGTCAAACCGGTCAAACTTCACCGGGTGGACCAGACGGCGGACCGCCGGACGGACCGGACCCGCAGCAGCAGCAAACTGACCGGGAGGCGGCATGAGACCGTTCCTGCTGACGCGCGTGTTCAACACGCCACTGCTGGTCAGCTCCGCCAAGCTCGACGCCTTTTTGCTGGAGCTGCCGGCGCTGCTGGACCGGACGCCCAGGCTCGCCATGTTCGACCAGGAGCAAGAGGCCGAGCAGGCCGCCCAGCAGCGGCCGGTCGGCTATGCCATCCGCAACGCCGTGGCGACGGTGCCGGTGCACGGCGTGCTGGTGCGCCGGGCCGGGCAGATCGACGGCAACACCTCGGACCCGCTCCAGTCATACGAGCGCCTGGGCGCCACCATCCAGCGGGCCAGCACCGACAGCCGGGTGCGCGGCATTCTGCTGGACGTGGACTCCCCTGGGGGCGAGGCCGGCGGTGCGCTGGACCTTGCGCGCGACATCCGCCGGCTCTCCACGCACAAGCCGATCTGGGCCATCGCCAACGATGACGCCTTCTCTGCGGCCTACGGTCTGGCCAGTGCCGCGCAACGTGTCTGGGTCACCCGGTCTGGCGGCGTGGGCAGCATCGGCGTGGTGGCGCTGCACCGGGACCAGTCCTCGGCCGACGCCCAGAAAGGCCTCGTCTACACGCACATTCATGCCGGCGCTCGCAAGATCGACGGCACTCCCCACGCACCGCTGACCAGCGAAGCCCAGGCCCGCATCCGGGGCGAGGTGGAGCGGATGTACGGGCTGTTCACCGACACCGTGGCGGAACACCGCCGCATGAAGCCCGAGCAGGTGCGCGCCACCGAGGCCGGGCTGTTTTTCGGCGGTGAGGGGACTCACGCCGGGCTGGCCGACCAGGAAGGCACGCTCGCTGAAGCCCATGCCGCCCTCGCCCAGCACGTCCAGCCACGGAGCCCGAGGAGGACCAGCAGCATGAGCAGCGAAAACCCGAACCCGACCCCTGAGCCGCAGCCAGACCCGGCGCCGGCTCCGCAGCAGCCGAACCCGGCTCCGCAGCCAGACCCGGCTCCAGCTCCCCAGCAGCCGAACCCTGCGCCGCCGCAGGCCTCGGTGGTGGGGGAGCAGTCCGCCGAGATCATCCGGCTGGCCGGCATGGCCGAGGCCAATGAGCGGCACCGGGAGATCGTCTCGCTCTGCAGGCTGGCAGGCCTGGGCCTGGACGCTGTGGAGACGCTGTCAAAGACCAGCCTGTCCGGCGCGGCGCTCAACGAGGAGGTCGTCCGCATGCAGGCGGCGGCCACCAAGCAGGTGCCCATCCACACGCAGCTCCCGCCGGTCCCTCAGCCGGGCGCCGTCATCGTCAGCAAGCCGCTGACCACGGCGGAAGCCTACGCGGTCCGCTACCCGGCGCGCGCCGGCTAACCCCCCAACCCCTTCACAGGAGAGGCCACGCCAATGGCGATTGACCAACTCATCCGCAACCAGGGCATGATTCTCTCGGAGGCCGAGGGCCAGCGGTCACGCATGAAAGTGCGCATTGTCCAGGGCACCAAACGGCTCCCGCCGGGCACGCTGCTGGACGGGCCTATCGCCGGACCCGCTGACCTCACACCGCGTGGGCCAGCTGCGACCGGCACCGTGGTGTCGTGCGTGCTGGCGCAATGGGCGGACCCGCTCAACGCCGCGGTGGACAGCTGGGCCATTGTCCGGGACGCCGAACTCAACGACGCCTACATCATCCCGCCGGCAGACGGTGACATTGCGCTTGCCACCAAGAACCTCACGCTGGCCGGCGTGCTGCTGCGCACGGGCGTGCTCGCCGCTCCAGGTGGCACGTTCGCAATGACCAAGGCCGCGGACCCCAACGTCAAGAACACCGTCTGGGACAAGGGCATGGCCGCGGTCCCGGTCGGCGACGCCACGCAGTCCATCAAGGGCGCCGACACCATCATCACGGGCGGCACCATCGTGGCGCAGCCCGGCGGCGGCGTCGTGCCCAGCGTACCCGGGCAAGGGCCAATGCTGGCCGATGGCGACAACATGGGCACCACCGGCCCGGTGCCCGAGGAATGAGCGGCGCGGTGCCAGCTCCCCCGCTTCCCGCGGTGCCGGCACCGACGCCGTCAAACGCGCCTTCGCGCACCCCGCAAGAAACCGACACCCCGCCACCACCGATGCCAGTCGGTTGAGCGGACTTACGGAGGACTGAATCCATGGACCTCACTTCCCTGCTCGGCAACCCACACTTCAGCGTCTTCGAACTGACCGCCGCGTTGAATCGCTTCCCGCTCGTGCCGGGCCTTGTGGGCAGTCTCAACCTGTTCACGCCCAAGCCGCAGACCACCACCGTGGTCATGCTGGAGCAGCAGAACGACACGCTGGCGCTAGTGCCGTCGCAGCCGCGTGGTGCGCCAGCGACCATCAACGTGCGCGGCAACCGGCAGATGATTCCGTTCATCATCCCGCATTTCCCGCTGCGCTCCACGCTCATGGCGGACTCCATCCTGGGCGTGCGCGCGTTCGGCACCACCAATGAGCTGGAGGGCATCCAGAGCAAGGTGAACGGCGAGCTGTCCAGCATGGGCCTCAAGCTGGACGTGACGCAGGAGTATCTACGCCTGGGCGCCATCAAGGGCGTCATCATCACCAGCGTGGACCGCACCACGGGCATCCCGCTGTCCGCAATCGACCTGTTCGCCGCGTTCGGCGTGACCGCGCAGACGGACATCAACTGGCCAATCGTCTACAGCCGCGCGATCACCGAGGCGGACGCCTGGAGTTCACCGATCCGGGCGCTCTCCTCCAGTGCGGCGCGCGTCATGGCGAATGAGCTGGGCGGGCAGTCCTTCACGGGCCTCGTGGCGATCTGCGGCAGTGCGTTCTTCAACGCGATTGCCGGCGCTCCGGAAACCCGACAGGTCTACCTCGCGGCAACCGGTGCAGTGACCACCACGCAGCTGCTGGGCAGCACCTATGGCGCGCGCATCTCCTATGCCGGCGTGACCTACATCGAATACATCGGCGGCGTCGGCAACCTCGTGTTTGTTCCAGATGACACGGCCTACGTCTTCCCGACCGGCGTGCCGGAGCTGTTCATCGAGGCGTACGCACCGGCCGACTACATCGAGACGGTGAACACCGTCGCGCTGCCGCGCTACGCCAAGCAAGAGATCATGGATTTCGACAAGGGCGTGGAGCTGGAGACGCAAATGAACGTGCTGCCCATGTGCACGCGTCCCAGGGCACTGCTGACCCTCAAGGCGACGGCGGCTCCGTAGATGGCTGTCACCGACCTCATCCTGCCGGCGCTGCGCACCGCGTTCCCCGAGACGGCCTCATGGGTCGTCCCGGGCGGCGGTGGCGCGAGCGTCACCATGGTGGGGCGCTTCCGGACCGACCCCTGGGACGTGGGGTTAAGCGTCCATGACGGACTGAACGCCACGCAGACATGGTTCTACGTGGACACCAGAGACGTTGCATACGCAACCAAACCCGGCGTCGGCGACTACCTGCTCATCCGCAATGAATGGTGGGAGATCGCCCAGCTGGATGCCGATGACATTGGCGAACTCGGCTACCGGCTGGTGAAAGGGGGAACGCGTGCCGCCGCTACCAATCAGGGCGCAGATACGGGCGCGTACCACTGAGATCCTCGCGGCACTGCCACCTTTCATGGGGCATGTGTTCAACGCGCGTGGCGTGCCGCTCCGGCGCGACTTGCTGCCGGCCGTGCGCATCTTCTGCGACGCCGACACCCGCACCGCGGCGAACCAAGCGCATGCGCTGGGATGGTTCATCGGCGACATGCAGCTGAAGGTGCAGATCGTCAGCGAGGCGCCCTCGGACCCCACGGCCGCGGACCGCAGCGATCAATACTGCGCATTGGTGGAGGCCGCGCTGCTGTCCGACGCCGCGTGGCTCCAGCTGGTGCCGCAGGTGAACGGCATCGAGACCACGGTGGAGCTGGATGGCGAGGGCGAGCAGCGCACCGTCACCGCCACGCTCGGCGA